TACCTTAAACTTAACTATAGTAATATCTGGCATAATCTTTAACTAGTTCTTTTCCATACATAAACACCATAAGACGGGGGTATGTTATTATGTGCTTGGCCGCCGCCAGCATATGTTGTATCGCCGAATAAGTCCCGGGTGGCGTCGAAACCTGCACTATCTTTGTTTGCACCATTTGTTCGTCCATATCTATTGGACTTCGCATGCACGTCGTGCTTATGACTAGGCATCTCTTCTACTGTTAGTGTATGAGTATACTCTCCTCTGTTTGTGTCACCAGCTGTGATAGATGCACTTTCATCATTTCTATCAACACCCGTACCTACACCAGCCAAAAATAGCCCTTTTGAAACAAGCTCCCATACTGTTTCGGTCATTCTTACTCCAGGGTTTACATTATCAAGAGAAATAAATATACTGCCTATCGGAAAAAAGTAATCTACGAGAGTAGTATCCGTTGTAGACTTAGGCATTGTTATATTATTAAAAGAAATATTTGTGGTGGTAACCCCCATCCCGGTGTAATTCCCCTTTCCATCATAAACCCCGTGTGACGTTTGACCTTCTGCAAGCGGGCTCGTCATCTGCGCACCACTAAGATGAAGCAAGCTAGTATACCTATCAGAAATAAACTGATTTGTAAGATCAGCACCTGAATCTGGGCTCGTAGGTGTTGGCATATAATATATTTAGTTTAGGAACTTGAAATGCTATCATAAATAGCTTTTTGCAGCTCAAATAATTTTGAAAAAACTCTGTTTACCGAGAGATAATTTACATTTTCATTACTATGGAAATAAAAATCTCTAACGTTAATGTTAATTGGCTCGGGTATTTTAAAATCATTCAATATTCTGGTCCCGTAGAAATATCCACCCTTCGGTATTTGAGTATATCCATTATATATATTAATTGTATCTCTTAATATATCTTGAATTATGGCATTAATATTAATCCCTATGCCAGTGTTGCAAATACTATCTAATAACTCTTCTGTGAAGAAACATTTTAAGTCCTTAGCTATTAGACTTAAAGTCCTCCCACTAGCTTTTTGTTTATTGTAATACAATCTCCCTATATTTTGGTAATATAAAATCACTTGATCTTCGAAGGTATCGACATGTACATCCTTAAGAGCAACCCTGTTCGATTCAAGTAAATTTGTATTAAACTTCCATTGATTATTGTCAAACTTATAGTTCGAATCACCGAACAGTAAATCAGGCGGCATCATGAGAGTTTCACGATCTAAAACCGAAACAGTATTTGTCGGATTAGTTAAAAATCTCTCCGAAATATTTCCATTATCTTTTAAGACAAAAATATTACTATCATACTGCGCAAAAACTATATCCAAACTCAATATCTTATTCTCACCTCTATATATTTGATAACCGGTAGGAGGTACCTGGTCTAGAAATACGTAATCAGACGAAAAATAAAAATCCACTCCCGGGTACTCCGGAAAATTCAATTTTGATGCCTGTGAACCTTTGCTCATCTCCTTAGCCTTGCTTTCATCTAAAAACAGAGGGTAATAATAACCCGATTCATTATTATTAGTACCCAAAACCGCGAGAGAAGAAGACGTATCTCTAGGTGGGTCATACGCAAATTGGTTACTATAATTAACACGTGTTATAGTTTTAGGATTATTAATTTTACCAGTGAGAAAATAATCCTCTAAATCTATTTGATATAACTTAAACTCTCTAATATTACTCACTGGCTTAGTAATAACAAGCAATAAGTCATCTACGCCCCTTAATACTATTTTAACGTATTCAGGAGCACCTAAGCTACTTATAGCTATAGTTCTTAAAACCTTACTTTCTTGTTTAAGAGAAATTTCAATAAAAAGATCACCTGATTCATTAGAAACCAAAACAGCTTTAAATTTATTTCCATACCCAACATTATTGTTTATTACCCGGTTCTCGGAAATCTTTATTCTATCTATCAGCTTAACTGTTTGGCAAGCTCTGTAAACATTCGCATCAATAATATCTACAAAAGGTACAGCATTTTTTATATCTAACGAATAAAGCACATCATTAGCTTTATCATCTACTAAGTTCCTAAATACGTTTCGATCGTTAAAATCTAATAGAGACAAAGCCTTTAAATCCTCCCCAAAAGTCCCTGAAAAAGCTACCGATCTAGTATCTGTAGATATTGTATATATAAACCCACCGCCATACGTCTCAGCAAACGACCGTTTAGCATTATCTAGCTCAAAAATATCAGGTAACATTACTTTATCAGCACCTAAAAACGGGTCAATTTGATAAGGTATTTTTGTATCTTTAATTACTCTTAGATCATCATTTCTATCATCTATAGTAGTTGATGATAATCCAAAAAAACCACATGAGCTTAATCTATTATTGTTGCTTCCTGCATCAAATAGCGCAGGGTTGTTTAGTTGACTCAAACTATAAAGAGATAAATTATTTTCAAATAAAATGCTGAAATTTGATTTTAAAAAATCATTACTAAGTAAATTTCTTGGCGAGTACTCAAGACTGCTAACATAATTAGTGGTAGTATCTCCAACCAGATTATCAAATTCTCTTTTGCCTAAAAAACAATGAGCTAAAAAATTACGCTTAGAGCTTAATTCAGTAGAAGTACTAGACCGGATCCGACCTGTATACGCTTTCCCGTCCTCTACATTAAAACACCCTGTATAATCTTTCGCACTTAATGTAAAAGCAGCACCATCGGTAAATTTATAATATGAAATCATAAGTAATTTTTAAAATTAAGCTTGTTAATAACAGTTGTTGCTGGTAACTCCTTAACTATAGCCGCCAACAAATTATTTTTTACATCTTCTAAAATACTATCATCTGTTATATTTAAATTATTGATATTAATATCAACAACATTAGATTTAGACTTAAGATTAGTAGCCAATGTATTCAAAACACTAATATTATCAGTAAAATTCCTCATTCCACAAGGCAAGCTTATGATTAAATCATCTACCTTAAGTATATTTCTACTAAAAGTGATCAAAAGTTCATCTTGTTCAGATATTGGCTTTAAAGAAAGCATAATATCATTTATGGTATCCAATCTAGCCAGAGACGCTTTATATATATCCCCCTCAAATTCTGCACTAGTGACTTGTATGTTGCCAAAGAGTATTTTCTTATTTGAATATTTGAAACATGGAGTATTAAACCTATATATCTCTACACTATTCAAATAAACGGTACCCTTCCCCAGCATGTTATTAAATGAAATCATTAAATCATTATCATTATTATCTGAAAGAGTGTGGTCAGAATTAAACTCTAGCACCGATCCATCAGCATTATCAAAAAAAGTAAAACTTAACGCTAGCTTATTACCAGTTCTTTCTATATTAATCCCCCCCGGAATTTCATTAAAATGTGAAGCTACTACAAAATTTTCATCAAAAAACTTAAAGGCTAAAGCATAACCACCGTTTTCATTTATTTCTTTAAAGTAGGTAGGTGTCTCTCTTTCTGTTTTTGGTAGGTCACAAAATCTTACTCTAAGACCTTCTTTAACTTCCGTAACATCTAACCGCTCATATTTATAGTTTTTCTTTGGTTCAAAAGCTAAATCGCTTCTCTTATCAAAAAAGTACCTTTTCTTAATTGATGCTTTTAATTCCGAATTATCATTTATAAGTTTTTCAATTAAATCTGAATACGTTACCTGCATAAACGGTTTCCCGGCTAAAGCAGATTCCTTTTCTATATAATCAGGGTAATAATATCTATCAACCCACAGACCGGCCTCACCAGGAACCCCAGATAACCAAGTACATAAGTATTGTGCCTCGTTGTTAGGCATATCATCAACTTCTCTATAGACCCTATCCGCAAAATATGGATAAGGAAAGGCAAATGCTCCTGCTTCTACAAATTTTGTGTCGTTAATATTAAGCCTAGTAAACGGGTTTATTGAAGAGGGTGCTACAAAAAGGTTTGTACCAGGTGTTATTTTATAATTTATATTATATGTAACGTAATTTAATTCTAACCCGGTTTCTCTTTCAGAATTTATGTCTTGTAAAATGCTAGTATAATTTCGAAGCTTTCGAGCAAACACAGCATCATCATTAGAACTCAATAGACTATTAGACGAAGTAAAAGAATCAAAATTATCGCTTATATTTTTAAGAGCTAAAATATTAAAACTGTTTTTTGATAAATCACCAGATTTATGAAAGAGGTAGTTTGAATCTAAATTAAACGCACTTTTATCGTTATTTATTAAATACGCCGAATCACTGTATTCTACAAAAGAAGTATCCAGAGGGTCAGATATTGTAGTAGACGCATTAAAATTCAATTTAGCAGAAACAGAATTAATAAAAAACTCATTAATGAACGTTACCCCTGTAATATCCTCTCCTACTAGCTTTCGACCTTCAGGTTTTAGTACATACTTTTTTCCACCTTTGGTAGTATAAAAAGATAAAAACTGATCATCAGATGAACTAGTTAGTACATATTCTATTTTCATACCACTACTAGTTAGTTTATTTTCTCTAGCAAAAAATACTTTAATTTTGTTATTAATTGGATCGTCATCCGAACCTACTAAATAGTACCTTACCCCACCGTGTAAATACGACACAGTACAGTTAAAATCATCTAGAAAATCTACTTTAAAAAGGGTATCTGAAGAAGTGCTATAGTCTGTCAACTCTGTTGCACCAAAACACTCGTAATTAAGATAATTGTCACTTGTTTTAAAAGGCGCTTTTTGTATTATATTGTTGAATTTTAAGTACGTGCCTTTCGAGCCAGAATTTCTTGAAAAATTTAACGAAGTATAGATCGAACCAGGCTTAATTTCAAGCGAATTAAATTTAACCACCTTGCTTAAATCAGTTCTTGTGGTTAAATAAAAATTACTAAAATTTTTATTTTTAAAATCTCGAGAACCAGATAGAGCGGTTATAGTATTAAACTTATAACCACCGGCGTACGTTCTTGAAAATTGATCCAGCTTTAACGAATCTAAGCACAGATCACCGTCATTGAACTTTAGTGTACTTAAACTAGGAACCCCGTTTCTCATTATATATATTTAAGCTGTAACTTAAGTTCTGTTACTTTTAGTTATGATTCAGAAATTATTTTAATAATACCAGCTTCTCTATCTTCAACAACGTTTTCATTTTTATCATTTGCCTTTTCATAGTTATTACCCACATTATTAATAACAAATGAAGTCTCTGAATCTGTCTCAGGGCTATTATTAAGCTCCATAATATAGTTATCAACCTTGCTCCTAAAAACAAAATTCGAAGAATAATTTACATCATCAAGTAAATTAACATCTATTAGTTCTAGATCCCCTATATTTTCATAAAACCCCTCAGTTCTTATATTAATAGGGTAAGTTAATTCTGTAATTTCCCCTGTTATATACTGTATGCCTATTTTTAAATTTACACTTTTTACTAGAGAAGCAGCTGAAGGCTTATATATATGCTTATATGTTGTAGCTAAAAATACCGGGGCGATGCCTTTTGTTATTTCATCAATAATACTATCCTTTCTATAATCTCTAAACGTTTTTATTTCCGGTTCAAACAAATCTGACCCATCGCCCCAATTTACAGAAATATAGTATGGGAAAACCTGGTGATATATGCTTACTATATCTAAATTAAGCTCAGTTACATCAAACATGTTTATCTCATGACCAGTTGATGTAAGAGCGGTTTTAGTAGTTGATAGGCTTAACGTATATGAATTCATAGTATTAAAGAGTTATCTGCGTTTCTTAAAGGAGTGGAGCTTAGGTTAAAATTAAATGATGATAAAGTCCGGGCATTATTTTCAAATGTAAAAGTCCTATTATCAAAAACAGCGCGCAAGTTATCATTCCTTAAAAACACTACATCATCGTTTGAATTTATATTAATAATATAGTTAATTAAATACGGTGATTTGTTTTGATCCTTTAATAAGAAACTCAAATTAAACAAATCAACGTCCCTTCTATATGTTAAAACCGGTGAATCGGATTCCTTATAAATTACATCTAAACTAGACAGTGAAAATATCTCCCTATTACTGGTTAACTGTGCATTGTTTTTTGGAAACAGTTTTGTTGATTTTTTATCTATATAATCATATCGATAGAGCTCGGGATAAACGGATAAAGCCTTAGTATCAGTAGTACTAGTTAAGCCTTTTAATCTATAATAGTATACTTGTGTATCCTTTTCAAATCTGTTACTAAGCTTATCGTAATTGTCAGTATTAATGCTTAGAGATACATTATTAGTAAATGGGTCTTCGAACTTACCGTCTTCAAACCTTAGAGGCTCAATAACAAAAAAGGAGCTAGTTTCAACGAAAAGAGTGTCGTAAAGCAAATCAAAATTTATCACCCTAGCAGAGAGATCTGTTTTTATATTCGATGAATATCTCGAGCTCAGATATGTTACCCCGGTAAATAAATCAGTCCCTACACCTGTCGTCGCGTTTTTTACATATATAGTACCAGAGGCTCTATCCGCATTAAATCTACTTTCTGCAGAAGAAGTGTTTGTAGTAAGAGTAGTTCCGGTTAGAACAGTATTATCATAGTAATAGCTTTCAACTTGCGGCGTGTATTCAAAAAGTAGAGTGTCCGTAAATCTTCCTCCCTCTAGTCTTGTGTAGTCGTCGTCTAAGCTCGATAAGAGTAGGTTAACAAAAAACGTGCCTGATGCTGTTGGTACCGTGGTATCGCTTAAAGCCCGTTGTATTGTAGTCCAATCAGCAGGTGTATCTGCCCCGCTAATACCCGCTATACCAGCCTCTATTAATTCAGAAAAATAAAATTGTGACGCGCTATCAGAAAAGGCACTCAGATCGGAAGAAACAGGATCCGGAAGCAGCTCCCCGCAATTTTTTGTAAAAAAAGCACCGTCCTTAACACCAGCCGTCTCAACGTCCGGTCTCATCAAATCAGTATTCGCTAAATCAGTATGAGGTTTAAGTTCTTGGTAAGGATCAAAATATCTAAAAAATATGTTGTATGCAGAAGACGGCAGTTGTGGGGTATTATCTCCTATAGTCGTTAACCCATTAGTAAACGAAGTAATGCCCGACCTCTTAGTCTCAGTATATGTAGTACTATCTACAATACTATAATCAAATGAATATCCTTGATAATATAAAAAATCATAAAATTGATAACCGTTAAAAATAAGGCTTTTTATTTTCTTATTATCAATTACCGTTAGATTATCTCGATAGTAATTACTATCCTTTAATAATCCAAAAATATTATTATATAAATCTTTTTTAGCATCAGCTATATACCCCCTATCAAATAAAAACGCTAGATCGGTATCTTCAGTTCTTTTAAAAAATTTAGACGAATACCCCAAATAAGAAGTATCATCTGCGTTAGTTAGAGGTTGCAATTTAGCAGCCCCGCTTGTTAGATTTTTAAAGAATTCTGCCGGCTCTATATTAAAAGCTAATATATTTTGGTTATTAGTAAAGATACTAGGATCCGGAAAAATGAAAAGGCTATCAGGCTCATAAGAACCCTTTAATGTAAAATCGATAGCATTGGCTCTTATAACACTAATACCGGTATTAGAGGATTTAAAATACCCTGCCTCTCTTTCAGTTTCAATTGTATTAGCGAAAACAGAAGCAGTAGAGGGGTATTCCTGATTTAAGAAATTATTATAAGGACTTTCCGCTTCAAAAAGCTTTTCATAAACAAAATCACCGGTAGAGTTTGAAGAGATATAATAAAAATCAGTTCCTATATATTTTTCAGTTAATGTTCTCTTACTTTCAAATAATTCACTTGCTTGGAGTATAGCCTTTAATTCTGCTGTAAACCCGTAAAAGACTTCTTGAACCAAAATTTTATCGCCCTGTAGAAATATATTGTCAGAAGGCAGCTTAGCCGGGTCGTAGCTTTTAAAATGTTTCCCAAACTCTTCAACATTTGGCTTTTGATTAAAGTAAGAGGTATAACTATCAAAATATTCAGTAAGATTTACATTAATATTCTTTCTTATAGATTCAACATCATAAGCAATCTTACTATCCTCTCTATTTTCTAAAAAATTTATTATTACTTCAGTAGCTCTTTTCTTGAGGTTAAAATTACTACCCTTTGTTTGATTTTTGGTAATAGATACCGATAAATCCTTTCGCTTATCTCTATAATAAGAAGTTATTTCTCTTAATTTTTTACTAAAAAAGGAAATCGCTATAGCAAGATCATCCGGATTTCCAAAATCGATTACAGATAAGAATTTTTTTTCCGTTTCGTTACTATAAACCAAAGAAAGCTCCTTTAAGAAAGACCTATATTGATCAATGATTAACTCTCTATTACTTTTAGACTTGTTATTATTCCTATTATTCCATTCGTTTAAATAATAAGTATAAAAATCTTGTAAAGTACTTGGCTCAAAATTTTCTTTTATTACTTTTATGAATTCAATAAAAGATAAAGCCTCGTTTCTATCCAACGCAAAGTCACCCTTCACATTAGGATTAGTAACAGATTGAGGTACTTGCGGAAACCCTTTACGAATATTTTCCATTAAATATATTTATATGTCGAATAAAGATAGACTACTAAATAAAGAATTTCGAAATATTATATCTTCAATATTATCATCATCAATAAAGGCGCTTAACGGGGTATCATAACTAAAGGAACCTGCGTTAGTTATAGGGTCATTAAAGTTTACTAGTCCGTCGGTATATGACCCCTCAATACCAGCCGTGTAGTCATAAAAATCGTAGAAAGTATTTAGAGAAGCTATATTAACAGCACCGGCAGGTAATATTATAGGCCACCCCCACGTGTCAGTATATTCACTTAAACTATATTCAGTAGTTGTACCATTTAAAAAACTAACCGCGCTTAAAGGTTGATACGAGTTTAAAAGAGTATACGTATTACTGAATTTTTCCCTAGCTACAATATCTGTCCCTGCTGTAATTACATAGGTTAAAGTTGTAAGCTTATCACCTAAATTTTTACCGTAAACAGTTTTAGCTGAAAACCCTCTATCATTAAAGTTTTTGCTAAATTGATTTTTTGCTCCTTTAAGATCGCTAAATGCTGTAGAAAATAACGATATAAATCTAGATACATTAGCTGGAAACTGTAGTAATGTAGGATCAAATATATTAGCAGGTTGATCTAACATTTCACCTAATGCTATTAAACTTCTTACATCACAAGAATCTATATTAATCTTATTATCTACAAAATTATAAATTTTAGAGTTTAGAGTTTTTCCTAAAGAAGAATAAGAGCTACTCAAATCACCAAAAATTGAACCAATAAAATCGTCAAATAAGATATTTTTATCTAATAATATTTCTTGAAACCTTAAACTTTTAAATATAGCGGTATAATCAACGTTTTCATTCTGCTTAGCTAGCCTATAGTAATCATCAGGGAAAGTAGTTAACGTTGCCGCAGATGTGGTTAATGAGAAAGTATTTGTACCGTTCGTATATAAACTACTTACCGAGAACTTCAACGTATTAACTTGGGTAGAAAGCGAATCATTAAAAGTTAGTCCTCCGTAATACCAGAACTTAGTATCTACACCCTCTATAGAGCTTGATAAACTTTCAATAGTATAGTAGCTAGTATTAATAGCAGCATCATCCTCGTCTGTTAAAGTAAAATCCGGGGTACCTACAGCAGATAAATCCTTTACAGTAAAGTTTGTAACGCTCTTAGGCTTTACTAAAAATGGTATTCGAACTCCTTTAAATTGTACTGGGTTTATTCCAAAAATAGTAGCTTCTTCAAAACCTTCACTGTCTAATCCGTTAGAAGTTGCGTTTGTACTAGATAAATTTGCCGATAAGTTAGTTACACCAACATCTGCAGTTAATGTTATATATAAATTGTTATTATAATCATTAAGAGAATAACCGCCCTCCTTATTTCTACTAAATATCTTTTTCCTATCCTTAAATAGATTTATTAATATAGGACTGTCAGTAGCAGAATCTGTATTAAAAAAATAAATATTCTTCCCAGATAACCCGGCTAAAACACTACCTTCTTCTGTACTATTACTATTTATAATTTCGGTACCAGAAAGCTTTACATAGATATTATTTGAACTTAGACTAAATTTAGATATTTCATTAAATTCGTACGCACTTAAGGTATCAATATATTTCCTTTCATAAAATGAATGATATCTTTTTAGATGATTAAATTTATAAGGGGTAAAATCAAAATAATTAGGTAACCCTGTTCCTGAGACACTATAAAATATATCATTATTTCCTTGAAAAAAAGGACTCTTGTTAGTAATATCTACTGTTTTAGAAAACTCACCTGCAGAAAGGGGGAACGTATCCCCGGTAATATCTACCGTAAATGTGTCGTCTATGTAATTATAAATATTAACATCGGTAGAATAGGAGCCAAGAATATTTTTATTTTGACAATCTCTTAATATCATTCTTACCTTATATGTACCAGGTAATTCATAGGTGTGAATAGCTGTGGTAGAGTTAACCAAAGTACCATCACCAAGATCAAAAGTAGCAGTGGTATCATTTAAAGCTACCCTAATACCACATCCTGCAGGTATGTCTGCTGTAAACGTTAACGGTGTAATAGAAAGATTGTAAGAAGATAAAACATTTTCTTTCTTATAATCTAGTACCTTAAATAAAGCATAAGTTGTATCAATATTACTCATCTATTACTTCTAACTTATTAGCTAAAGAATTAGGATTAATTAAAAACGGAAACTTAAAAAACGGTAAAGTTAAATCTTGATTAACTAGGCTTATATCCGCGTCCGGGTATAGAGGGTTATATGAAACAAACGAAATTCCACTAAACGATACACTCTCTTTTACATTTTTGGTTTCTACCCGTTTAACCCCTTCTATGCTTAAAATCTCAGAAACTAAATTTGAAAGACTAACTTTTGTTCCTAATAAATTATTATTAGGGTCGAAGAATTTTAAAATAACTGATAATACTAATGATTTTAAAACTTCTTTATTAATTTTATTACTGGCTTCTCTAACTATTCTAAATTTAGTTTCTGCAGAAATCTCAGGTACTATTTCAGCTTGATTAGAAAATCCTAAATCAAAAGCCATATAAATAGGATCTCGTGGGACGACTTCATGACTAAGAGCTTTTCTTTCTATAGTAGTATCAACGAGAAAGTTTTTAAGAGCAGTACTTAAAAATGGCGGATAGTCACCGTCTTTGATTATCTTAAATCTCGGGACCGTAAAAATATTTACATTATTAAAATCACAGCTATCTGCAAAGTTTATCTGGTTAATTAAAACTCTGTTAGATTTATCTGGATCTACACAGATGTCATAAAAATATTGAATATATTCATTTATATATGCTGTATTGTTAGCTATATGACTATCAATTAGAATATTGCTAAAATTCTTTTTAATAAAAGCTTCATAGTCTATTATAGAAACTAATCTTTGTTGGGCGCTGAATATTCTAGGAGCATTTGCTTTTATTTCTTCAACTGTTTCTTCGTCTGTTAAAGGCGATGAAGGTGAAGGATTACTAAAAGTCAGTAATGAATTATTTGTAGCAGAAATATAAGTAGTCGTGTCTTTGTTGGTATATGTATCGTCAAATATTTGTCTCCACCGTGAACTGTCATACGAAAACAGCTTATTTCCATTAATAGCATTCTTACTTATAGTCCCCCTTAACCCGTCAGATAAAATATAATTTACTGACACAGTATCACCCTTGCTTAGCTTTTTACCAGATACACCATCACCAAACTTTATAACAAAGTGACCATTTTCGTTTAATCGCTTTTCATAAACCCTGGTATTACTATCTTTAATATAAAGACTTTCTGTCTCTTTATATTCGTAATACGTACCACTCCCGGCCTCTTTAACATAAACAGATAAAGAATCATCTGCTATAAATCTCCTATCGTTACTATCTAAAATATTATCTACTACTATAGGTAAAGTTTCAAATTTTTCGCCCTGCGCGGTATAATCAGGGTACTCGCTTACTGTACCTTGGTATAATACAACATTATTATCTAATACCGGAAGTTTTTGTGTCTTAGCTTCAGCAACAGTAAAACTATAATCCTTATTAAACACATACGAAATATCATCTACCAGAAAAAAGGAATTTCTTCTTATAGTATAATTACCAGCAGCTAAACTGCTATCAGCAGTAGCGTTTATAGAAGCTAAAGAAGTTTTTTTACCCGTCGGCTTGTACCCTATAGTCTTTACAATTTTATTCATGTTTTCGTAAAGAGTAGCCTGATCAAAAGTCGACTCAGCAGCTGTGTTGTTTAAATAAAATAGTAGTATATGGTAGGAATAAGCAATTATATCGATAATAGCCGCTAAATTACTCCCCTCAAAATTTTGATCAGTAAATTTTTCATTTTCATTTAATCGATCAATAATAAAACTTTTTAAACTTACCGCATCAAAAGTTGCATACGCATCCTGTGGTAAATTAAAATCTAAAAATTCGTTATTTTTGTTAGCCATTTTTATAAGAAGTTATATCCGTTACTATTTAATACTGATCTAAGTGATAGCCCGTATACATCTAGCGACGGTATATTAATTTGAAGTGTTATTTTATATTCCTGCTGGTCTTCATCAGCCTCTACAAAGACATTCTCTAAATTAATTCTAGGCTCCCACTTGGGTAGATTATCTTCAATATCATCTTGAATATCCTCTGCAGTATCCTCATCAATCGGTTCGAAAATAAATCTCCTTAAATCTACACCAAACTCTGGATTTAAAATCTTCTCCCCGGGTGAAGTTAAAAGCGCATTAGCTATACTGGTTTTTACAGCCTCTATATCAAATAAACCCAAAACATCCTTTAGTTCTTCCGTTCGATTTAATTGATTATTATAAGAAACTCTATTATCTATATCTAAAAATAAATCTTTATAAAGGTAATTTTCTTTTAAGGCGTTATTATCTCTATCGGAGACTGCTACTGAATCTATTTTTATTAAAGCCATTAACTATATTTAATAGCAAATCTAGTTTATACTTTCCTATCATTAGATTTTTCTATAATAAGGTATAGAATTATTTATAAAGACCATAAATAAATATATGGGTAAACAACATAGAAGTTTTGGTAAAGACATGGAAATGCTCGCTGAGGCATATAACGAAAGCTCACTGTTAGGTGGAGCGCATATGATGCAAGGCATGGGAGTGGCTGATCAAGCTGCTGCAGCGTTAGCTCATGACGATGGTTATAACTCTCCGGAAGAAGCAGCTGAAGATAAGACAGGTGACAAGTCTGATGCTGAGCTTATTAAGAAGTATACTTACAAAGACAAAGATGGTGAGGTGCATCTTACTGACGCAGGTCGTGATGCTTTGAGTAAAGCAGAGGAAGAAGAGAAGGAAAGCAACGAGGGCGGCGATGAAGGAACAGAGAAGAAGAAGCCGGGAGACTGGTCCGGAAAAGGCGGTTACTACGCTAACATGTAGATCAATAAAGGTATTTTTTACTTTAATGCATAAATATAAGTATGGCTGGTAAAAGAAAATTTTTAGCTCTTTGTGAGGGACATATGAGACGCTATGAGCGTGGCGGTTTCTTAGTAGGTGATATTTTTAAATTTGACGATGACTTTAAGAGATCTGAAGCATATAAATCACTAGGATCCAACACTAAAGAACTTCTTGACCAAATGATTGACTCGGGTCTTCATGTTAGAGTTACAAATATTAAAGATCAATACCCAGCTGCATACCCCGCCAATCCGGACACCTCTTCATATAACGTAACGTTAGATATAGCCTTAGATACTGGTGGAGGTCGATATTCGCACCATTGTTCTATACCAGCTGAATTTGGACAGCCAGTTCAATATGCTCCGAATTTGCCTCCTATTCCTGATGCTCAGAGAAGGCCGAGCAAAGTAACAATTAAGCCTGAAGAAATTGAAGCTTCTGATAATATTGCTAATAAAACAGATAGAGGTGATGGTAGCCTTGAAGACACAGAATTAAATTTACCCAAACAAAATACTGACATTCCTTCAGACCCCGTTACCCCCTCTCCTGCAGTTGACTCCTATACAAAAGAGTATTTAGCAGATCTAGCTTCTGGGCCTAGTTCAGTCTAGTCTCTCTAAATTTATAAAGCAAGCGAACGCGTTGATTTCACGATCTACAACAAACGCACTTTTATAGAGATGGTCAGCTATAATAGCTATCATCTCTTTCTTTTTAAGATCATCAAGCTTTTGCTCGTAGAGATAATCGAGAAAATTAGCTAGGAGAGTATCGTAATCTCCTTGAAACCGATCTTCATTTTCTATAAGATATCTTCTTAATTCCAAAGATTTCTTATTAATTACTTTTTCGAAACACCCTGAAAGTAGCTCACTATCAGACCCGCTACTATCAATACAGAGGATTGAATCAATAACGCTTTTTTGGAGCTCATTAATCGTTTTCCGTAAATCGGGGAAGTAGCGTTTAATAAGCTGAACGAATTTTTTCTTTTGGTCATCATCAATATTTACTTTTTCATGTTGTAATATGTTATAGCATCTTTTTACTGCTTGGTTTATAACCGGCTTAAAGTCCAAAAACTGACATCTTGATTGTAGGGCTGGAATAATCTTATGCTTATAATTCGCAGTTAATATAAATCTGCAATATTTAGCAAATGTTTCCATAGTATTACGCAAGGCACCTTGTGCCTGTCCGGTAAGACCATCCGCTTCATCTAAGATTACTACCTTAATACCGCCATCAAAGGATTTAGTTTGAGCAAAATTAGTAATATTATGTCTAATGGTATCTATTCCCGATTCATCAGAAGCGTTAATATAAAGATAATTACACTTAAGAATATCATTAACAATAATACGAGCTAATGTTGTTTTTCCAGTCCCGGGGCTCCCAACAAACAATAAATTAGGAATCTCATCTTTAAATTGCTTTACCACATTTAATGATTTATCATCTAAGATTAAATCATCTAACTTAGTAGGGCGATATTTTTCGCACCAAATTTTATCAAAATCAATCATAATTATTTTCCCGAAGAGCCAAATCCCCTTTCACCTCTCTTACTTTCAATAATGTTACCTTCTGAAACTTCAACATTATAGTTTCTATAGACTACAAATTGTGCAATACGCTCTCCTACGTGAACCTCATAATCATCATCAGTAAAATTATATAATTTAATTCCAGCATCTCCACGGTATCCCTGGTCAATAATACCCGGGTGCGGAATAATACCGTATTTAAATCCTAGCCCCGAACGACCTTCCACCTTAACCCAAAATCCATGATCAATAAAAGCAAACCTTAACCCTACATCAACTACTGCAGAACCTCTAGCCGGAATTACTATATCTACAATAGAAGTAACATCCAACCCGGTATCATCATCATGATTTTTCGACGGTATAACAGCATTATCATTAGTCTTCTTGAACTTAAGCACCATATACATATTATAATACATTTATTTTATAATCTACTAGAATAAATATATACATATGGAAGACGATCTAAATCACGCAGTAAATGATATCATCACTCAGCTTAAGGGTAATGATAAGATCGTCAAGGCGATGGAAGAAGAGGATATTGATATCCGTAACATTGAAGAGTTTCTTATTAAGAAAAGCAGCAAATTAATTAATAAGTCTTTGAATATCGTCGACAATGTAGATGACTATATAAAGTCTGCCCCAGAAAATAGAGACGTAGCTGCCATGGCAGAGCTTATTAAAGCAGCTTCGGCTTCTATAGAAACCCTTAACAAACTCCATACTGCGAAAGAAAGAAACGAAACTCAGCTAGAAGTTAAAAAAATAGATGTAGAGTCTAAAGAGCGACTTAATTTAATAGATAACCAAGCTAGAATTCTTTTATCTAGAGAAGATATTCTGAATGCCCTTACAGACGAGCCTGGTGAAAATGTGATTGATGTTTAGTCTGTAATAGGCTCTTCTTTTACCTCTTCGCCACTCCCTAATTGACCTTCTACAGTATTAAGCTTAAAGATTTTATCTTTTTCTCCTACTATCTTAAATTCAAATTCTCTCCTAACCTCTGAATCATATTGATTACCGATCAAATCGGTAGGTACATCTACATCTTTAATCTCTATTTCTTCAATACCTTCTTCTGTATAAGACCTAGACATATAATTTAACTTACGTTCAACTGGAGTTCGAATTGAGGTAGCTTTATTGTAATCACTATTATAATAATTAACAAGTCTCAAAAACTTATAAACCTCCCAATCTTCTTCTTCTAAAAATTCTTCCACCTTATCAAATATATCACTGCTAATCTCATCAACTACCTTAAAGAATTCTACATCTGCAACTCCATAACAACCATGAGGCTCACTATCATTGCCATCCTCTTGTTCGTTTTCTTTTCTTTCTTTTTGTTTTTTATCGATAAAAGGTAAGGTATTATCAATATCACACAAATGAATAGAAGTAGTATTAACTACACTAGAGGTTGCAGCAGTAGCGACTCCTATTAAATTGTTTATAAACTCAGGTGTCTTATTATTATCTAATAGCGTGTGATTAAAAGCAACACCAGCGTCTTTAAATAACGGTACGGTAGTATTACTACGCGCTAAGTTCCCATTAGTTCCAAAAATGTCACTATTTTTTTTAAAAAACTTCTTTATCTTACCAGGCGGCCTAGCCATGGCTAATGCGTCTCCTGCTAATGGACCGGCAAAGAGAAGAGATTTATAATATTCTATCGACTCGATACTTATATCTTTACCCTCTTTATCAATCTTATCGATAAATTTTTTTAGCTGCGTTTTACCTATCTGATAAATCTTTTTGAACTCTTCCATGAATTCCTTATCTTCATCTGTAAAAGAATCTACTACATCTTTTTCAATAAGCTCATCAAATTGATCCTTAGTTCTAAGTAAAGCTCTTAGAATTTCAACTTTCTTGTTAATTTCAGGTTCGTCAGCCATTAGTCTATATCGTCTTTTATTTTTGCACCGGGACCCACATAAGTCTTTACACACTGGATAGTATTATTATACGTATCACCTAAGAATTTATGTCTACACTTAGTAACTAGCCACCTACCAAGTAGTTTTTTATCTGACTCTGTCGGAGAATCGGTTCTGTAAATATCTATAAACTTACCAGAAGTTCTATCCGTAGACCCTAGTAATGATATCGATAAATCTAGGTTATAAAAAACTAAATTTGCTGCCATTTCAGCTTCTGTTATATTAGCTGTTTTAGCTACCGAAAAGGGTGTACTTATAGTTCTAAACATTTTCTCTTTTTTATGGTTATTAAGAGGTAAAAATGCTTTAGGTTTACCACCAACACTCTTAAAAACATCTACAAAACTCTTAGTCCATTTTTCCTTTATATCTTTTATTCTTTTTTCAATCATGACA